TATATCCATTTTCTCTTTTATATCCATTGCCCTTCACCCGGCTCTATCTTATCACCCTTTGCCAATTGTTACAAGTTTGTTACTTTTATTTTTTCGCCGTGGCAATAATTTAATCTGTTCGCATCCAAAAACTTTGATTCTCTCCGCCAAGTCTTTAGAACAAAAAAGAGATGCAAAGCCAAAAACGATGATATCTATCGGCGTTTTTCTTGTTTTCGGAGCAGATCTAAAATGAGCAAAAAATAGAGATGCAGGGATTCGAACTTTCCCGAAAGTAAAAATAACACGCTTCTTCCCATTGCACTACGTGTTATTGTATCATTTTTATTTCTTCTGCAGCAAGACTGCGGAGAATATGACGCTCCTAAAATTCAAAACATATCAAGCATAAACCTCATGCCGAAAGCGCACGCGCCAACAAAAAACCTGAATAAAGAGAGCAAAAACTACAAACACTAACTAAAAAAGCAAAGTTGGTGTTTTTTTGACTAAAAAAATTGCACATTTATTAGTAATATTCTTCATCGGCTTCATCACATATCCAATGCTCGAAATTCTCTTTCGTGGGCACACGCACTGGTCAATGGCGCTGGCAGGCGGGATTTGTTTTATAACACTTTATTTGTTCTATATGCGATACAAGTCTATGACCATTTGGAGCAAATGCCTCATCAGCGCGCTGATTATCACATCCGTTGAGTTTGTTTTCGGAATGATTTTCAATGTCGCCCTCGGCATGGGTGTGTGGAACTATCACAACCTGCCCGGAAATATAATGGGACAAGTTTGCCCCGAATTTTTCCTTTTGTGGCTCGCCTTTTCATTCCCTATTGTTTATCTCAGCGGCGCTATCGAAAAAAAACTAAAAAAATAAAGGCTATCGTGAACGACATCCTCTGTTTTTGTATCTTTCCCCTACACTTGATATAATGACACAAAACTCTTTTTGATTTGATTTAGAGGGGTGTATTTTGTATTTGGGTTACCTCTTAGGGGGGGTGTATCTTTTCCCAAAACTCATTGAGGGGGGTGTAATTGCTTGAGGAGTTGCTCCCACTCTTGATTGACTTTTTTGAATTTACACCCAGGAGTGCAAGGTCACATTTTAATTAGCGACGTATATATTGATATGTAGGCTTTTCGATAGGTCTCTTATGCTTTTTAATATCACAAAGCTTTAATATTTCCTCGGGAGCATCCAAAACAAGCAAAGCATCTTTCAAATAATCCATTATATTCTGTCCGCTTTCATTGTTGTTGTTTAAATAGCTAAAAATATTTTTGTCACTAAATCTATAATCTGTAAGATCCATAGAATCGTGATAATCGTAAAACAACTGAAAAAAATCATACTTAGTATTTTTATATGGTGTAATTTTACTGTGCCACATACCAAAATTTTCATAATCTGTCATATTCACAAACAACATGACTGGCAAATTATCAATATGACGCCTAAACCCAAATTGCATTTGGTGCCCATGGTCAAAAAACAAAGAGCCCTTAAATCGAGATGCTTTGCCAAACATCCTGACTTCTTCACAAATCTTCTTAAGGTAATCATAAATTAGACGAACTTCCCTCTTTGTCTCTAGTTTCCTTATTCGGGTTCCTATTTTTATATCCAAACCACTGTCAATAAATTTTTGTATGTCTTTAAGAAAAATTATATCCTTTATTCTATCAATAACTGCCATTCGCACGAGCTTACTTGAATCTGAAACAAGCACATGCATAAAAACAGCTTGATTTGTGGTTTTATCTAAAGCTTTCATTTTTTCTTTTACCTTCAGTTTTGAAAACTTTTTTTGTAATTCTTCAAGAGAAGGTTTTCGCTCGCTCTGTTTGTTTATGCCAAACATCCTCAAATAACCTTCATAGATTTTTTGTTCTCTTAATTTTGTTTTGATAGCAACTTTCATATTCTCCCCCTTAACTATTACATCATAACAAATAACTGGTTATTTGTCAATTATTTGTAAAGCTTTTCAAATAATTGCCCAAAACTCTGCTAAGGGGGGGTGTATCTTTTCGCAAAACTCTTTTTTGGCTCTTTAATCTTTCCGCAAAACAAAAAACCCACACCGAGGGGGTGTGGGCAAACCGTTCGTTTTGTGTCGCCTTGTTTCGTTTGCGAAACAATAAACACACTGAAACGCAAAAATCGCCGATAATCAGCGATTTTATTATGTGTTCAAGTGTATCCCTTGACTTTTGGCTCCCCAAGTTGGACTCGAACCAACGACCCTTTGATTAACAGTCAAATGCTCTACCGACTGAGCTATTGGGGATAATGGTGCCTCCGGGTGGCTCAAAAGTTGTCTTTCACAACTTTTTGCCATTCTTTTAAAAACGCTTTTATAATACACATTTTTAGATATTTAATGCTCACTGATTTTCTTTTATTTTCACTCATTTTTCACATCTTTTTAACTTTTTCTTGGATAATTCTTGGATGAAAATAAAAATAGTAAGAAGTGATGAACACAAAAACTAATATAATAGCTTCCCTTGTTTTTGTCAAGTTTTTCTTTTCTTCCTCTCCATTCTTTTCCCAATTATCACCCCATAATTAAAAGCATTAGAAACTGCAAAAATAATTTCATTTTCGTTCGCAATAATATGCAAATTTTGCATTTGTGCAAATGGGAACGTTTGAAATCGCAATAGTTCTAAATCCTTATTCATATGTATCTCCTCCTACAATACAAAAAAGCGATAGTGGATACCTTCTCGAAAATAGCGCATAATAAAATTAGGCTATTGTCGAAAGGTACAACTTTCGCTTTGGCTTAGTCTTGCCTTTGGGTGCAACCATCGGCAAGACGCTTACATATTCGTATTGTAAAAGCATTATATCAATTTAAATAATTTTGTATTTGATATTTCTATGTGGAATATGTTGATATTTTATAATATGATTTTTACTAGCTCGCCATCGGATAAATCGCATTTTGCCTAGCCACTTGCTGTTGTGCTTGTGCGCTAGCTTGCTCCATGTTATATCCTATCCCTAAATAATAATTCAAATACGTTTGATAATCTGAAACATTTTGAGCAGTTAATTGATTTTGCAATTGTTGCTGTGCCAAATATTGTTGATAAGCATTAGCCTGTTGGTCAGCAACTAAGGTCTCGCGTTGCAATTGTGCATTCTTTGCCGCATTTAATGCGGATGAATAAGTTGAGAAGTCATTAACTCTGCTTTGGCTCATTGTTTGTTGCTAACCTAATCCATATTGAGCCGCTTGCAAATTCCTTTGTGCAGCATCACTTTGAGCCGAGGCTAATTGATACCCTCCCTGCATTTTTGCGTTGTTTATTGCAACATTGATGTCATTCAAGAGCTTATCTCTATTATTTAAAATATCTGCATTTGCACCTTGATAGCTGTTAAGCGCGGCCACCGTCATATAATCTCCGGCACCACCGCTCCCAATCCTTGACTTATTTTCTGCCAAGTCTCCATATTGGTTTTTAGCTTTCATATATTGCAAATATGCATTCTTCCCCGCCGTTTCAGCGTCTGAATTTACTCCTGTTTTCTGTTGTTCGAGATTATAAACACCCTGCTGTGTCATTTGTTGTATCATCGCCTGCACAGCTGCTTGTTGAGCTTGCAAAGCTGCTTCTTGTTGTGCCATATAATCCTGCCAATATTGGTCTTGCTTCGTTTGCTCACTATATCTATAAGCCCAATCATTTAATGCCTGTTGAAGCTCATCATTGTCATTGCCGCCAATCGCGCTTCTATCATTAATCGCCTGTAAGGCTTGGTCATACTGCCCTGATTGAATTAAATATTGGGCGGCCTGTCCTATATCACCGCCAAAGTTCGAATAAATTGAGCGAATATTCCAAGGATCTATAGAAGCAGCATTATATTTCCAATCATTGGGATTGCTCGCAAAATTTTGATATAAATTAGTGGTCTGATAATCAAGCCCCATCCCTTGAATTTTAGCATTTCTTTCGCGTTCAAGTTGTGCAAGTGAAGTGTAGTCGTTCCTTGCTCTTGCGTCATTTATAGCCTGAGTATAATCCTTGTTTGGGTCATAAGAAATATTATTAGAAGGGAAAGAATAATTATAGCTTCCACCGCTAGAAGAACCACCTGAGCTACCATACGAATATGATGGCAAAGAATAATATTGAGAACCATCAGCACCACCGGAATAACCTTGTGCATTTCTCGCCGCTTCTGCTTGCGCGTGTGCAGCGTCCATTCCTGCTTGGTCACCCCGTGCATTAGCTGCCGCCCAATCACTTTGCGCTTGTGAAATAATACTGCTATAGTTCGGCGAACTTGCCGAGCTACTTGTAGTGCTAGAATAATTCAAAGTAGGCGCGCTTAAACTCGGCGTATTCTTCGCGCTGCTTACAGGCGTGCCGGCAAATGTAGTATTACTCCCAACCGCCGCTATAGAACTCAATAAGTTATTTATATCTGCCATCAAACCCACTCCTAACAAAAAAACGCTCTATTGTTTACTTTTTCATCGTAAGCCAATAAAGCGTTTAGTTAGGTGCAAGTTTGCTATTTCTTCACTATCTTTTGATATCTAACCCTTATGTCAAGCTCATAAATTCCGAACGCGCTGTTTATCTTTCCGCATTCTATCCTAATCTGCGCAATCTGCCATTTCTTCTCTTTTAATTTTCTAAATACAATCGAAATTTGGTCGAAGCAATTATATGTAAAATCTTCATAATCCCAATCTCCATAATCAAAATATCCGGCATTAACCGGTTTTTCTTTATAATTCCAAAAACTTTTATTAGTCCTAACCGCATACTTTATCCAAGAGCTTCTAAAAGATTTCGTATGAAGGACATTCCCACGTTTTTCAAATTTCTTCAAAACATTAAAAGCGCCGTAATTATGGTAAGGCGTGCAATAATAAGCATTTATTTTGCGTCCGTTGTTATTAAACGCAGAGCTTTTTACATCACCTGTCTTTTCGTCTTTAATCATGTCTGCATTGAACTTGGCTATCTTCCCACCTTCAGTTGCGAAAAAAAGCTCATTTTCATATTCAAAAAGTATCGTCGGCGAACTAAATTCACCAAATCGCATTTCTTGCACCACTCTTTTGCTATCAAAAATTGCTTGCGCTGCTTCTCTATCTGCATCAGTTTGTGCATTGTCAATATTAGCTTGTAATTCACTAATTAACTTGTCCGTGTTGGCATCAACTTCTACTTGCCATTGTCCTTCATAAACACCAATGTCGCTAGTTTTAAACCATTCATATTCAATACTTTGACTATCCATCATCTCTTTTTTCATTCTTGAATCAGCTATATACATATTACCACTAGGGAACAGCACACAATAATATCCACGCCAAATACAAGTAACTGCCTTTTCTTTATTTGCTTCGCTTTTAATTCCTAAATCTACAAAGGTGCTTCTGTGCTCAATAGCCCGCTCCAAACCCAAATTCATCTTGCCAACAGCACTAACGCCCTCTTCGGTAAGAAATAAAGGGTCATCACGCAAAGTCGCTGAAGCGTAGTGTGATATTGAGCCTGTCCCAGCCAGCCCCACTTGTGCCGGATATGTTTTAGGTATAAAGTCGTCATTCATATCAAGAGGTGTGTGATAATATACAATGCCGTCTTGTTGAGAAGTGCTTTTAACTACTCCGAGCGTATTATTGCCCACTTTTATAATATTCTGTATCGGTGCCTTTCCCTTGCCCTCGGCGATATAGTTAAGCTCGCCAAAATATGTTGGGTCATCAAGTTGGCTCCACCTTAAATCATTATAATTTTCGGGATGCCCAGCTATAAAAATTCTATTATCAAATACCGCCATAACTTTGTTAAAATTGATTTTCGCTTTATTCTCCACGTTATCCTTTGAAAGTAAGAACTCAACATTGTCTGCTCCAAGTGTAGCCGGTTTCGGCGGCGCAGTTGTAAAAGTAACCTTGCCGTCAGTCAAGTTTACAGTATAGTCTGTTCCCTCGGTTTTAACTTCATCATTAACTTTTACCTCCAAAACATAATCAAGCTCAAGCTCCGAGAGTTGAAATTCCTTATTCGTTCCGTCCCCTGTCGCTAAATTCTTGAATTTAGGATTTAAAAGATTTCTCTGTTGATATTGCGACCCGCCGCCCGCATAATTTCTCGCTATATATGTTGTTGGCACAAAGCAATCCTCACTATCCTCAACTCTTTGCGCAGTCTTCCCATCATACACGACGAAATTTAGTCCGTCTAACACATAAAGTTTATTACTGTATGTAATACTTTGGCTCAAATTTTCGGTAGACATTTGGTTAAAAACTTCCATAAATTCGCTTTGCGGAATGCTTTGATAGTTATCAACATTTTGACAATCATTAAAATTTAACCATTCATAAAGCCTTGCATTTACATGCACAAGCACGCGTAAATTTTTAAATTCATCAATGAAAAAATGCACACCTAAAATTTTTGTATATGTTGGCTCAGGCTCGATTGGAGGTTCAGGTTCCTCATCTCCGCCATCATCAGGCTCTTCTTCCGTTGTTGGTTCTTCCTCAGTCTCATCTGCCGGCTCTTCCGGTGTTTCTTCTCCCGCATCAGGCTCCTCAGGTTCCGGATAGGTAATATCCGACGTCAAATAATCGCTAATAACTCTAAACCCCGGCAACATTGTGATACAATTCCGTCCGCTTGAAAACCAATCCCTATAAAGCCCATTCATATCAGGAGAGTGCTTATCATCGGGAAATTGCGTTGACATATCAATACCGCGAATGTCATAAAAAGTTATTTGCTTTGTCTGCACTTTCCCCAGTTGTGGAGTTTTTATTGTCCTATATGCCATTTATCTCACCTCACTTGAATTTAACTGTCAACGGCTTCTTTGTTGTTTTAGTTTTTGGTTTTGGATTTGAAATTGTTGGGTAAACCGTTCGTTTTGTGGAATTACCGGAACTGCTACTTGACGACTTCTTGCTTCCGTTTGATGAAGAAGAAGTTGTTGAAACACTGCCACCTTTTAATAGTGAATTTAATATCGATATTTGCTTGTTTGACGAAGTCGGAACTTTTGCACCGCTCGCCCTATATGCTAACCATTTATCTATACTAACACCCTTTTCTTGTGCTGCTTTGTCAATCTTCGCCGGCGTAGAAGCATTCATAAAAAACCACCACTTATCATCTTCACTCATATCTTGCTCTAATAAGTAACTGCTAATTTCAGTCTTTTTCCCTCCATAAATAGAACTGTTTTTAAATTCATTAAATTTTGCCATATCAACACCGGCACTTTTCGCTTGCCCGGCTTTAGTTTGCTTTAAATCTTGTGTATAATCTCCATCATAACCCTTTAATTTTTCCCAAATATATTGAGCCTGATTGCTTGTTAAACCGCTATTAGTAAGGTAATCCTGCACTACTTCTTTGGTAGTTTTAACCTCGTTGCCGTATTCGTCCTTCACGGTTCCAAGCTTCGTAACAATGCCAATGTCAGTAATAGCCGCACTAGGTTGTAAGCCTCGATGAAATAAATCTTGAACATTTATAGTCTGTTGTGGGGTTAGAGGTTTACCGCCACTATTTAAATAGTCTTGTCCTGCTTTCGTAGAAAATGCGCCAAGCAAAACATCCTTAACCTTGTCAGCCGTAGAATCTAACGCAAATCTCAATTTTCCGCTTACATCATAATTCGCAGGAAATTCTTGTGTTCCGTAACTGCTCGGTTGCAGAACATTCCCCGAAGTGTCTTTTAATGTTTTATTATATTTTGACAGAACTCCCAAATCTTGTAATCCTTGCACACTTCGCCTAACCTGCGTGCCACCATAAGGCAAACCAAAATCATAAGCATAATTCCATAAATTATTTAAAGAGCCCCAGCCTTCACCGCTAGATAAATCTTTAGCCGTGCTAATAATCGGCGTTAAAAGAGCACTGGCTCCAAGCTGCCCGGTTCCAAACCTCGAAGGGTCATTGCTCCCAAAAATATTTTCCCATGTAGTGTCAGAAATATTGGAATTGCTTTTAATAAAATTAGCAACTATGCTTCCACCGGGTGCATTTGCAAAAATATTTCCGGCAACACTCCCTGTAATTTTGCCAATTTTAGTTAAAATAGTATCGTTGTCATCTCCGGCTTGAACACCATCTAATATAGCATGAATTATATCCATTGAGCCCTGTTTGCCTGGTGCAATTTTCCCGATAATTCCATTTAGCAAGGCAGAAACAATCATTGTGCCGGCAAGAGCAGTAAGTCCCGCTGCGGGAGATTTTGTCCCTTTCCCGAAAATACTTTTAATATTATTCTTAAATATCTGATAGTCTTTATTAACCTCAACTTGGAAAGGCATAAATAGCTTAACGACATCATTTTGAAGGAAAACAGGTACCTCACCATGTCCGCGCCCCGCAACGCTCCGCCGTGTTATATCGTCAGCATGCAAAATCAAATCATCACCGGTTAGTCTCTTAGTCTGCCCGTCGCTATATGCCGTCTGCCAAATAAATTGTGTGCCAACCCTATCGAGCAAAGTTAAAACTTCCATACCACCCTTTTTAAAATATTTGCCTAATCCGGTTTCAAATTTAAAATTGCTATCATCTAAGAACCGCTCACTCATAAATCCGCTCTGTTGGCTTGCAATGCTCGCCTCACTGTTAGGATTTATCGTTCTGACATAGTTTATAAGCCCTTTCACCCACGTGGCAGGGTTCTTAACCTCGTTTGCCAGTGCAGGCACATTATAAATCTGCGAAAGTCCGCTTGATAAATTCCACATAAGTTTATTAGCCGCAACCCTACCGTTTACTTTCTTGATAAGGGCAAATGCTTTTCTATCAGTCTCGCCCTTAATTTTTCTATCAACTTCACCGGTCTTTTTCGCTAAATTATTTGCCCAATTCTGCAAAAACGCAATATAACCGTTTGCTTTTCCGGTCGTTTCACGCTGCAATGTTGAAATCAAATTCCTTGTTTTAGAGATAAGCGGAGTATACGCCTTTTGATATTCCGCCCCCTCAATATAATCCAAGAATGAAGCAATAGCACTTTCCTCATAAGTCCCCTTTCCTCGCTTCAACATAGCACTCCAAAAAGCTTTCTTCGGCTTTGTAGTTCCGGTTATCCCCACAAGTTCCGGATTAATATTTATATCTTTCTGCATGAAGAAATCCGCAATTCCGCCAAAGTTTACCTTCGTTTGCTTCGGCATATGGTGAATATAGTCTTTGCGATATTTTAATTGCGTTGTTTGATATTCCCTGTCCAGCTGTGCTTTTTCCGTTGTCAGCGATTCCACTTGCTGCATAAGTCCATTTAAATTTTGCGCTAAATTCTTTTGCTCTTTTGTGAATAGTTGCCCTGTTTTTATCCTGTGATTTAACATCTCAATCTCAGCCGTAAGCCCCTTTGTCATGCTTTCAATTTCGCTAATTCTGCGGTTGTAAATATTGCCGAACATTGTTTGTAAATCTTTTGCATAATTATCATATAACCCCCTGTTATACCGCGCGAACTCCGCAATCTTTTCCCAATTATCTGGAAAATTCGTTTTAAGCTCAGCCATAGTATAAGGAACAGTAATAACCCCGCCATTCTCGTCAATGCCAACAGGGCGCATGCCTTCCGCAATCCACATACTAGCCGCATCTTCATCAGAACCCTTTTTAATCCCCATCTCTTTCATTTTCTGCCAATAATCAGCTTTCACCTTGCGCAAGTTAAAAGCATACTCTTTTTGTGCAATAGCATGGGGTATTTCTGTTTCGTTATATAAAGCTTTCCGAAGTTCGGGGTTATTTATTGCCGCCTTGTCGTTAGCCGTTGCCAAGGTTTGAAAAGCACCATCACCCAAGCCAACTTTGCCATTTATCGCCCTCATTTGGTCGACGTCAAGCATAATATCTTGATTATTTCCCAATATATTTGTATTATAAACAGTCCCTATTTTGTTGGCTGTGTTAAGAATAATCTGCGCAAGCCGCTCCTTCGCAAGAGCCTTGTCTTCCTCACTGTATTTATCTTTCGCGAAAAAGTTCGTCTCCATATCTGTCACTTCAAGCATTTTCATTAACTGGTCTTGCTTTGCCGCAATATCTGCCGGAAACAAATCGGGATATACTTCATTTAATTGTTGGTAGTAACTGTCCACCGGCACTCCCGCGGTGTCCGCCTTAGTTTTTAGCCCCATTTTATATTTCACTTGATTGTACCAATTTATGCCCAAATTATGCACAAGCTCAGCCCTATCATCTTTTGCAAGGTCAAATTTTGTATTTTTAATATCACGCTTTGCTTGCTTAATCCGCTCGCTTTCTTCGGTATTCACAAGCGCCGTGTCATAAATATTCTCATAAAGCACATCAAGCTTTTTATTATTCAACTCTCCTGTCAAGCGGTATTCTTTAATTATATCATAAAATAACCTCTCTTGATTGCCAACTTGTCCATATTTCTGCGGAAATTCATTATATACTTGCTGCAAACCCTCTTTTATAGCATTCTTTCTCTCAACCGCTTTCTGCACCGTATCAACAACATTTTCCGAATTGTTGACATATTCTTTAGAATTTGGTATATTATAATTAATGGAAACAAGATTTTCAGTAAGAGCAGTGTCGCTCGATTGCAACTGATTGTGCTGTGTTTCTGAAAGGTTATGAAGGGAAGATGTCGGCACTTGGCTTAAGCCCTGCTCTGACCTTATAAGGGATGTTGTATCGATAGCGTTTCCAATAGGTTCGCCTTGCGGAGCGTATGCACGTGCAGCATTTCTTTTTTTGATTTCTCTTAAAGTAATTTGTACATCTTCATCATTAACACTATGATGGTAAAACTTGTTTTCATCATTTTTCAATTCTCTTATTCTAATTAGAACATCATAATCTTTGTTATCATAGTTAAACTTGTTGCTGTAATATGAATATTGCTTAATATCATTCCTGTTTTTAACATCAGGCATCGCCTCTTGATATTTTGCAGTTTGCAAAAGCTCCGGCAAATAATACATACTAGCCGTCTTTGCATCATTTAATTGTAAGGCGGTTTTTCTGATGCCATTGCCCGAAAAATTAACCACTAACCCTGTGTCTTGAATAATAACCCTTTGAGGGTAATTATTTATAGCATAATCAACAACCATCTTTCTTTCAATTGGCTTACCTTGTGCAACTAAATTTTTAACTCTCGAAATCACATCATCTGTTGCGGTTATAGTTCCCCCACTTTTAGTTTCAAAGTCAGTGCTTTGCTTCCCATTACTCAACAATTTCGGGGTAACATTTTCTTGCCCCCCGCCATCTGCCGCTCCCGCAGCAACGCCAATATTGCTCCTACGCACTCTCTGCATAAAATAATCCATAAATTCGGTCTTGCTCATAATATCTTTTGCCAACACCATGCGACCGCCAACCGGTTCAGCGTAATTTTGATAAACTCCATCTAAATAATTATAAATTTTGTTTCCCATTTTAGCACCGCTTATTGTCCCCGTTACTCCTCCGAATGCCGCCATGCTCCCCGCTTCGTTTAACATTCCCTTTAATGTGGTAACCACATCATCGCCATGAACGGCACCTTTCACGGCTCCGCTAACCGCCCCAACAGTCCCTCCGGTAATAGTTCCCTGCACTCCCGATTTTATCGCGTTAAGTCCTATATTCATTGCCCTGCTAGATGCTTTCTCCGCAGCGCTCCCGGAAATCAAATTAGCAACCTTCTCTGCCGTTGCATTTCCAATTTTCCCGGTTACAGGACCTAGCACCTTTCCGGCAACGGGGAATAAAGCATAAGGAAGTGCGGCAAGACCCCCCTCAAGCATTGCCTTGTTATTAGTCGCCCCTTTTGACTTGGCTTGCAACGCACTATCTGAATATGCACCCATTGCTCCAACCACAACCCCCGCCGCTGGGTCAATTAAACTAGCCGCTGTCATAGGTATCATTCCACCAATAAAACTAGCAGCTTGTGTCATAGGACCGGCATTCTGCATTCCGGCATCCCAACGTCTAACAGCCGAAGGCTTAAGCCTATCCCAAGTATCAGCACCTTGCTCAATTCCTGCAACAAAATTATCGGCATAGCTTGTTTTCTTTGAGTTCTCTTTCATTTTTTGCTGAAATGCTTGCCTTTTTAAAGCTTCGCGCTGCAACGGATTTTGTACTTGCGAATTTATTTGTTTATTAGTTTCAGCTAATTCGTTAAGAGTTCTGCCAAACCTTTCGTTTTGTGCAAGTCTTGGATTGCTGGCGCTTGTTACTCCATGAAGCATACTAAGTGCGCTTCCTGTCCCTCCAAAAATGCCGGAAACAAATCCCTCAATCGGATTTGTCTGATATTTTCCTGTCGTTTTATATTGCTTTAATTTTTCACCTTTTATTTTCGCATTCCTACTCGCTTCAAGCTGATTGAGCAAACTTAAATTATTAGGGTCAGTTTTCTTAACTAAATCAATCTTGCTTTGATAGTCAACTTTGTTATTATATGCCGTCTTGCCTTTTGCATCTTTGAGTGTTACTTTATCAGGAGCTTGTTGCTCTGGCGGCGTTGCAAATAAATTCTTAACTGCATTATTAGCCACCTTTTGCGTAACATCCGCCACACTTTGCATTGGGTCTTTTTTCTTTTTTTTATTAGAAGAAAGAGTATCAGAAATACTCTTTGTTGTGCTTACCGCTCCAAATATACTTGGTAATAATGCCATCATCTCACCTACTCAAACACTGCTAATCTATTACTCCTCTTAGGGCTAAGGTTCACAAGTCCGTTCTGATATTCCCCATAAAAATAAGCGTAAGTGTCTGGGCTGTCTAAACTAACTCCGGCACAGACATAATGCTCTAAAATCTGAAGGCACTCTTGCGTAAGTTCGATTTCCGTGTCCAATGGGCTGTCGCTCATTATTTCTTTGTGAAATGCGTTATATTCAATAGGTATTTCGCCGTCAAACTTGGTTTTTAAATAATTGTCATCCCCATTCCCTGTTGTCCAATATTGAGCTTCAATATGCACTTCCGTTAGTTGAAATAGGTCATCAGGGAGTTTATAAAGTTTAAAATTCGCAAAATCTTCAATGAGGGCATTGCCTTCGTTATCTACCAAGGGAAGTTTGCAAAATTTTAAAATTGGCTTAGCTTGTAAAATCTTCTTTATTCCTTGATTTGCAACAATCGGAAGTTTAAGCCTAATATCTTCATCGTCAGTAATAGTAACCTCATTGCCGCTATATTCTTCAATAAGCTTGCAAACCCTATTATAAAGTTCTCCTAATGTGATTTTCATATCTTTATCCTTTTAATGTAAAATAGGCTCCAGCGTTTCTTTATCAACTAAGCCTAAATCTCTTAATTGCCTGTAATTTGCTATTCTTGCTCTAAGCAATGAATATTCAATAGGGAATGATAAATAGCCTTTTCTTATGTCCAATTCCGCAACGTATCTTCCCCATTCCGGCACCTGCTCAATGCTTTCATAAATTATCATCTCGTCCTCCTCTTTTTCTTCTTTGTTTAAATCAAAACTGCTATTAACCAATAAATTTTTAAATCCTTCCCATTTATGATTACTAACACCAACATATGGCAAAGGGCATTGTTTTTGCACTTTTCCGCCGTTAGCCTTGCTCCCGACATCCCAATGCCTTACCACTCTTTCAAGCGGCACCTTATACTCTGCCATTTTTGATTGAATAAAAGGAATAGCAACCTTCAACACGTCCAAATTCTCTGTTTGAAAATCACATAATTCAATACTCAGAGAGTTGCTGTTTGTTATAACTGTTCCGCCATAAGTTCCGCCCACACTCCACGCTGTGTCATTATCAGCCACTGATTGACAAACTTCTTTTTTGTCAATAAAGTAATGTGCCGATGCGGCTCGTCCTCCGGACTGAAAATATTTGCAATTATTAGCCGCAGTATCTCCTTTATTTGCTGTATAATGTATAACTATGTATTTAATTGAACTTGTCCGTCCTTTTTGATAATTCCCGACATTGGAAGGTATAAATGTTATACTCATTTTTTACTCCTTCATACTTCATCGTCTTTCTTGTTAAAGGCTGTTTTTATTACATCCGCCGTCGCTTGTCCAAAATAAAAACCAAAAACTAAAAGCATAATATCTTTCAATACTCCAACATCAACTTTCCCCAAAAGTGTCATAACTTCAAAAGTAATTGCTAAGGATATTGCCAAAAAAGCTCGAACACTTAACCAAACTCTTTTCATTTTATCTCCTCTTTTATTTCATCCAATGACTGCATAATAAATTTCAAATCAGTTTGTATCTCTTTAAATTGAACTTCTATTTTTATATCTTGTAATTTTTGAATGTTATCAGTGTTAGATTTTACTTGTGTTTGTATAGTTGAAAATGCTATTATAAAACCTATTATTAGCCCAATAATCCAAGCTCCATTTTTGAATATAAACTCTTTGAACTTATCCATAGTCTTCTCCTAATAATGCAATACTTCCAGAAGCACGGCAGCGAGGAAAGTGCCGCCGTACTTGCGGAAGTAGGGGAATAATCCCCTATACGGCTATTCGCCATTATCTTCCTTGTTTTCAAGCTCTTTTTGCAGTTTTTCAACCTCTGCTTGCAGTTTTTTATTTTCTGCTTGCAGTTTTTTTGCATCAACCTTATTGCTTACTGTTTCAACCGGCATTCTTGCATAACCTTTTTCAATTAAGAATTTTGCTCGTGCATCAGGAAAATCTGCCGGAGTATTGATTGAGTAAGTTTTTTTGGTATCCTTATCACGAAAATTTTTAGAAATAGTAACTTTCATTTATTTCTCCTCTCTTAAACTGTTTCAGGGTGATATAACCCTGTGGCTACATACTTCGAATTGATTACATTAGCTCCCATATTATCGGTTGCAATAATATAATCACTGTTGTAAGAATCGCTAAATCCGTCTTTGATGTCAGAAAGTGATGAACAGAACCCAATAGCATCTTTAATGTAAGCCATAAGGTGAATATCATCACCGTCGTTATAAAGCGCAGGTGTCCTTGAAATTTCAAAACTATCAAAGAACAGTTGACCGTCTTTCTCAAAAAGAGCAGTATTGGCAGTGATATTATGCCTGTAATAATCTTTCAAAAGCTTTTCAATGTAAAAATCAACTTCTAAATACCTTTTAATTCCAAGCCCTTTTGGCAGTTCTGCAAGAACTAACCCTATAAGCGTTCCGGTAAAATCATAAGCGTCTTGCCCTGTTACAATTTCGGTGGGTGCAAGGGTTTTAACTAAATTAGTAGATGTTGCAGCCCTCTCAGCTATGAGCTTGTCAATTTCCAAGTCGCGTTTAATGCCAACGCCCTTCGAATACTCATCCATTGCGTTCAGAAAGCTTTCGCTTGCATCACTTCTGCGGAAATCAACCCTAATTTCCATATCAGTATCAAGCTCAACTTCTGCCTTTGCACCGTCTGGAAAGTTAGGAGTAAGCGGTGTATTGTTAGGTCGATTTTTAACAATAACAATATCGTCACCAATCGCCGGAAAAGTAACAACCTCGCCCCGCATTTTCCCTGTTAAATTCTTTGTCGTAACGTGTTTATAAAGAACGCCGCCCAAACCGTAATTTTTGCGGTATTCAGTTTCAAAGCTTTTTGTTTTAAGATTCGCTAATCCCATAATAATTCTCCTTTACAAATTTAATTTTGCTAAACTTTTTCGAAACTTCTTATAAAGTTTCTCGTCATTTGCCACCACAGCCGGGTCAAGTTTTTCCATCTCCTCAGCCGTAAAAAATTCATTGTCGTTCGAAATATCAACAATCTGCCCTGCCGATGCCGGCATCGGTTTTTCGCTCCTTGCCTTCTTGGTAAGCAGCGTTTGGTAAGCAGTAACAGCATCCACTTTCCCGTCAAGCCGAAGTCTTAAGAAATCCTCACCAACTTGGGCGATTACTTCATTTAAGTCTTTTGCCGGCAATGTAGGATAAGCCGCTTTAATCGCTGTAAAATCGTCATCCATCATTTTTTGATATTTGAGCGTTTCTGCTTGCCTTGCAATCTCCGCTGACTGCCGCACAAGAGGGTGATTTTGCACTAATGAGGCAATCCTCGCTTGCTCTTGCATCTGCTTAACCTTTAATGTTTGAAAGTCCGTCCCTTCGTCATAAGCTTGTTTTGCAAGAAGCCTGTCAGCAAGGGTTTCGCCTTCCCAATCACTGGTCAATTGGTCGGCAATGCACAAGTCCTGTTGATACTGCGCTTGAATTTGTGCAATTCGTGCCTCATACGCCGCTTTGGTTTCGTTGACACGTCTTTGCACAATCTCTTCAACTTTTACAGTAGGCAGTTCTTTCCCGCTCCCTGTTGTGAAAGTTTCTTCAGACGCCAGCGAAGCGTCTACTTCTGCGCCATCTTCTGAGAGTTGCGAACTCTCTTCATCGCTAATTTCTTCAATGTTCTCATTGTTATTTTCTTGAGCTTCTTCGGCTGTTGGCGATTCAACCACTACGCCATTTTTTTCTTCATCCATTATTTTCCTCTTTCTGCCGCTTGCGAACACGGATAACGCTTTTTGCAAATAAAAAAACCTTATCTGCTATCTTCAAGATAGAACAAAATAAGGTTTAGTTAGGTGCAAGTTTATTGTGCTAAACCAATTAAAAGCTCAGGCGGTATGTTCTGCGAAACTTGTGGAATAATTGGCGCCGGCATTTGCGGTGCTCCCATTGGGATATTCATAGGTAGTTGCATATTAGCAGGCGTATTAGGCGGAATGCTTTGGGGTATATCTATTTGCGGTTGGTCAACTCTATTAGCTGTCATATTGTTTGGGGGTGGTTGTTTGCTTTCCATTTCCTTTTTCGCAAAAATATCTAAAATCTTTTGCTTACTTGCGAAGTCATCCGGAAGGCTCTCAATAAATTCCTTTTCGGTAATCGCTCCACGCTCAAGAAGCATATTAAGCGTGTTCTCCAGCTTTTGGTCTTCTGCATACTTGCTCCAAGGGTCAGATGGCGACACATCAACCTTAATGTTAAGTTTAATTTCCTCCATAACATCACCGGGAATAGTCTTAACAATTTCTATTTTTGAAGAAATCGGCTCTTCATTGGCACCCACAATAATTTGTTCTTGCTCAGTTATAACCTCAATGCCGTTAGGTGAATATGCTTGCTTTATATCAATCCAAATTCTGGCAATATCCTCCACAAACTTCTTTGCCCTTGCCGTCGGCCCATTAAGCGTAACCGCTTGTGCGTCACGCGCGGCAATAATAGCTTGCCCTGATGCTTTTGTAGGGTCTACATTAGTTAAGTTACTTTCATTGCTTCCCATTAAATCCCTTGTTTGATTGATAAGATTTTGCACAGTAACAATAATTTCGCTATTAATAGGCGGCGGTTTTATGTAAGAAATCATCTGACTAACTTCTCGCGCATCCGCTCCCATATCTTGCAGTTTGATTATGTTCTTCCCGTCTAAAAGAGGTTTAATGTCCGGCAAATATTCTTCAACATAAGCTAAAATATTATAGCTCGTTTTTATCTGCTTAATCAGCCTCATAAAGTTCTTGTTTATTTCTATTTGATTATTGAGAACCGGCTTAACTTCTCCCAAACCACGTGCTGACCCCTTAATATTGCTCCATAAGAACCCGGCTACGGGGTAATGCCTCATCTTGGTGTCCTGCCAATCTTCTATAACCGTGTGCTTTGTCGCTTTCATCATCCACACAGTCCCTTTTTTCTTTTTAAAGTATATGAGGCATAATGCCTTCCCCTCTTTTGAAGAATTTTCTATTTCATATTGGCTTCTATCACCGGCTTGATAATTATTATCATCATCGGGAATAATGTTGACATATTCTTCTTCAGGCACTCCGTTAGCCTCAGCTTCTTTCCTTAAATTCATCACGCTATCACGATAAGGAAGTATTATAAAAGGCTGTTTTTGTATATCAGGATTATTTTCATCACCAAATAAAATATTAGTGCCGTCTATAGGCTTCATCTCAATTTTTTCTAGCTTCTTTGTCTGTTTCAGTTCTTGTGTTTCTTCATCAATAGTAACATCTTTTTCGCTGTCAATTATTTTGGGAGAAAAGTAAACATATTTCTCTCCGGCAATGGCCGCATCGGTTATAACATCCCAAATAACAGTGTCCATATCGGTCTGTTCCCAAATGCGCTTTGCTTCTTTGTTTAGCATATCGCAAATTGGCGCCGCTAAAACTTGAAGGTCAGGATTATTATAGTTCGAAGAAGAATAATTAATAACAAAGCCCTTTTGCGCCACAAGCCCAATTTTAAAGTTAATCGACGGCTTGATAACATTAAGCACAACTAGGCTGCTTCTATCATCAATGTCTTTTAGCCCTATCCCATACCATTGCTCGCCGTCATAGAACTTATAAAAGGTGTCAATTTCAGTGAAATAATTGAATTGTTGCAAATAGTTAATGCCGCGTTCATATTTATCCCAAGCGGAAGTAATCGGCATTCCATTTTCATCTATTTTAGTTTTTTCTTTGTTGTCCATGTCCCGCTCCTTTAAAATGGGCTATAATTCTCAACAGTATCCCAAAAATCAACTTCCTTTTTATCTTGCTTTTTACCGCCCTTTTTCTGCTCTTTTTTCATCTTTTTAAGTGCTTTTACCCTTTCTCTCTCTTTCCTTCTGTTCTCCCACTCAATACGCCTTGCATTGCTTCCGCCCATTTCAAAACTCCATTCCTTTACTGTTTCCCCTTTTTCTCTTTTCTCATATTTAATAATCATTTTATCCTCCAAACCCAAGTAAACTCTCGCCATATCGCTCTTGCGTCAAATATCCAAGTGGATATGTTTGTTTTTTTATTGGTGCTTTCGTCTGCACTTTTGTATTCACCATATACCTAATAGCCTCAGGTGCGTGCGTTATCTCATGCGGTTCATTTGCCACGTCTTCCGGATTGTGCTTATCATATTGCAAAAGCGGAATACTCCTTATAAGATTTGTGCAATTTGCAAATATACGAAGTCTAGGCATACTCTTCTTATCATCTTTGTTATAATGCAAATATTCTTTTAATGTCCGCCACCCTGCCACTCTTGCGTCATTAGCTTTATGTAATCCCTTCAGCCCATTTTCATATAGTATCTGCGCCCCGCTAACGCCCCGCTCCTGCCTCCTGTTCCACAAATCAGGGCTTGCCACTTTTAGCCTAATATTTTCATCTTTTGGCATTGCTTTTAGAATTTCTTTCGCCGCT